TTCGTACAATCATGCCGAGCTTTCCGACATCACCGAGGCGATCGGTCCTGCGCTGGCAAAGCACGATCTGAGCTATCGCTGGAACGTGATTCAAGCTGATGGCGTCATCAAGGTGAACTGCGTTCTGACGCACATCCGCGGTCATTCGGAAACCGTAACGATGCAGGCGGCCGCCGATTCATCGGGCGGTAAAAACGCCATCCAGTCCATTGCATCGGCTGTGACTTACTTGCAGCGCTACACCGTTCTGGCAATCACAGGCATGTCCACTAAGGGCATGGATGACGATGGCCAGGGTGGCAACGTCGAGCCCGAATTCGACTCGCGCGAAGCCGACTGGAAATCGGCCATCGAAGCCGCTGAAAGCGTCGAGGCTTTGAAAGCGCTGGCCAGCGACATCGCAAAACAAGACTTTCCGCAAGACGCGCGTGACCGCATCCGTGCGGCATATAACGCGCGCGGCGCCAAACTAAAAGAGGCGGCACAGTAATGGAACAGCGCACAGACGACTGGTTCACGGCCAGGGCAGGAAAAATCACCGCATCGCGCATCGGCGACGTGATGGCATTTGCAAAGAAAGGCGGCGCGCCACTCAAAGCCAGGAAAGACTATGCGCACCAGCTCGCCGCCGAACGCCTTACAGGCAAGCCCCGCAAGCAGATCAAGGCGGCAGCGCTTGAATGGGGCCAGCGCATGGAACCCGAGGCGGTGGCCGCGTACGAGGCTAAAATCGGCGACTTTATTGAGCTTGTCGGCTTCGTCACGCACCCCCAGCACAGCTTCATCGGCGCGTCGCCTGATTTTCTTGTGGGCCTTGATGGCGGCGGCGAAATCAAATGTCCCGAATCAAGCGAAGTCCATCTGACCACGCTGCTGGAAGGACTGCCGCAGGAGCACATTGAGCAGATTCAAACCGGCATGTGGGTGACAGGGCGCCAATGGTGGGACTTCATTTCCTACATGCCTGACTTCGCACCCGATCGGCGCCTGTACGTTCAGCGCGTAAATCGGGATGACCTCTACATCGCAGCGATCGAGGCGGCTTGTCTGAGCCTGGAAGAGGAAGTCTGCGCCATCGTCAGCAAAATAATGCCGGAGCGTAAAGCAGCATGAGCGACCTCAATTCTTACAGCTTCACTGGACGCCTTGGCGCTGATGCCGAGGTTAAGTATACGGCCAGTGGCACAGCCATCTGGTCAGCGCGCGTTGCCGTTGGTTACGGCTACGGCGACAACAAAGGCACGAACTGGGTGACCACGCAAATGTTCGGTAAGCGCGCCGAAGGCTTGGGCAAGCTGGAATTGCTCAAGGGTGCGCAGATCGCGGCATGCGGTGAGCTGAGGCTTCGCGAGTACACCAAGAACGACGGCACGAAAGGCTATGCCACCGAGGTCAACGCGAGCGATGTGCATGTGCTGAGCTCGGCGCAACCGGCCGCAAGGCAAGCGCCTGCCCCGGCACCGCAGCGTAGTGCCGCAAGCCATCGCCAGGCAGCGGCACCCGCCCCGGTTTCAAATGCCGGCTTTGACGATGACGATATTCCCTTTTGAGGTGTGCCATGACCAAAGAACCGACCAAGCGTAGCGATTGGGAACTGTCTGGCGAAGGCCGGATGACGGACGCACAGCGACGCATGTTCAACGCGGTATGCGGGGATCTTGCAGCGCAAGTTATCTGGCACGGAAACCGCCTGAGCAAGGATGACTTTCGTCACCTACTGAGCGGCACTGTTCTCGGCTTTCGGATGATGCCGGCGTATGACGCAGGAACGGGCGCACCGGGTTTCATCATGCTTGGCGGCTCTTCTCTCGACCTCACGCGCAGCCAGGCGAAGGACGCTATCACGATGGGTTTGCACGTTGGCGATCACCCCGAAGATCAGGGCTTAAAGTCGAAGCCGGTTCACTGGTCCGACGTCGTATATCTCGCGATGGGATTCAACCCGCAGGACATGGCCGCATGAACAAAACCCACGACATGTTCGAAGGCTTCTTCGACAACACCCTAACCAACCACCGCGAGTACTGGTGCGAAGGCCGTAAGGGTCGTCACGGTCACAAGTCGGGCATCTCACCGGACAGTATCCACAAAGAGTTTCGCGCGCCGTGGTTGACGTATCCCGATGTACCTAGGGCATACCAAGCCAGCCAACTGCAAGCACACCCGGAAAGGAGACAGCCATGAGCAAATGGATCAGCGTCAAAGATCGTCTTCCAGTGCGAAAAGAATACGAGTTTGTAAGCTATCTCGTTTACTCGCCGCGCTTAGGCGTACGCATTGAAAATCAACATCCGTCGTGGTGGAACTACCGAGACAAACGCGGAAAGGAATTTCACGGCCCGCGCGTGACGCACTGGCAAAACCTTCCGAAAGCTCCAAAGGCCAGCCAATTTCAACCAAGTTTGGTGGGGAGAGATAACCAGTGACTACGGACTTGAATAAAGTAATCGAATGGTTTTGCAGTGATGACACCGGCATGTCGTCAGAAGCTATTGCAGCGCATATGTGGGGTGCTAATTCTAGATTGAAGTGTCGCGATATGTGGTGCGCGCCTTCTGATCCATCTGACCTTGGGCGTTGTTTGCGTTTGCTTAAATTATTTCCTGAATGGAAACCACGCATTCATGAAATGAAGAGTTACGGCAAAGAATGGACATTTTTTGTTGACCACTTCGCCGAACTTGAAAAATCCATGACCGATGAGGTTGGGATTTTTTGGGAAAAAGGACGAAGTGCGCCTAAGACGTACGAACTGATGCAGAAATTACAGAAGGCCACCCCATGACCCGCGAGCAGAGGTTGATGGAGTTGGTTGAGCGGTTGAGGCGAAGCAAGGACGAAGGTTCGCGCGTATGCGCACTTGAACTCGAAGCCATCCTCAACGAAGAGAGTGAGGGTTGGTTGCCGATTGAGTCGGCTCCGAAAGATGGGAGTCAATTACTGATATGGACAAAACGCATTGGGTTTTCTGTTGTGACGCATGACGTTGATGAGCCCATGCCGACAGAAATCGTTTCTTCAGGTCATAGATTTCTAGTTGACGATGGGAAGTTTGGGCCGTATCCGATACGTGGCGACTATCCCGAAAAATGGCAACCACTACCAGTCGCCCCAACCCGGCCGGCTGATGGGAGTGAGGAATCGTGAGTATCCGTATCGGAAGGTTTGCATTTTATGTAGGTATTGTGGGCCGCGGAAACAACGGTATTAACGAACCATGGCTTGGATTTTATTACGGGCATTGGTTCCCGCGAATAGCTTATGGTCGCCAAGCTTCATGCAAATGCTGGGACTTAGCTTGGCTATGTTTTCATGCGTCTATTTATGTCGGAGTAACCCCATGACCAAACCACTGACCGACGAGGTTATCGCTGAAATGTGCGCCGCCTACGAAAACGAGGCTGAGCACGACGCCGTACATCCCGAGCCGAAAGCCATGCGCGCCGCCGCAAAAGTCATCGAGTCAGCCTTGGCGGGGGATGGGCAGGATGCGGAGAGGTACCGGCACGTTAGAAACGACGCTAGCGAAACATATGCTCTATGCCGTGGCCGATGGGATCAGGATCGGATGATATGGCGCTTTGTTGAAGTGATCGAACGAGAAGAGGCCGATAACTTAATCGACGCAGACATAGCCGCCATCAAAGGAAAATCCCATGACTAACGGGCTTTCGCTTTTTCTAATGTGCCAAGTGTCTTTGCTAGTTGTTGGCGGATTACTGGCCTTTACCTTTTACGAAGAGTTTTCAACTCGCCATCGTATGTGGCACGTCGCCAATTTGCGCAAGCTGGCAGAAAGCAAATTCTATTGCCGAATCTTAGCTAAGACGCTTGAGATACCAGACGACGCTGGCGATCCCGCCGAATACGTGCAGTTTGCGCTTAACGAGGCTGCGGACTATGAAGAATCACCGAGGAAAAAATCCCATGACTAACGAAAGTGAGCGTGCGGCGTTTGAGAAGCAGATTAGCCGACTGAAAACGTTGTCTAACGTGTATCTCCGGGACGGTACTGGCGCAACAGACGCTTTGTACAACTTGGCAGTCAAGCATGGAGCAAGCGAACAAGAGGCTGCTGGATTCGCTCATCACGCCAACCACGGGTTGAATGATCTTCAATCGCTCATATACGACATGGCTGCGATTGCCCAACAACGCGCCCAGCTCATCGCTGAGCAGGAGAAGGCGGAGGCTGTTGTAACCGACGATGATGTGATGCTTGCTAGGCGAATCGTTTTTGGTCAAGACGAGGTTGTCGAATGGGTAACAATGCGCCAAGTTTTGGAAGATTTCACAAGGCGAAAAAGCGTTTACCCCGTCCCATCCACCGACCGGGTAGCTGCGCAGGATGGGAGTTGCCCGCATCCGAGTTGGGACGATGCTGAAAGCGGGAAGAAAAGATGCGCGTTGTGCGGCGCGATTGGTGATGAGCGTCGTTATCTTGATGTTTCGGGCGATTCGGAGCTTGTTGAAGACAATGGATGGCGCGAATGGGTAAGCAAGCTTCGTAAAGCTATTGGTAACCAGAAAGATTGGATGCTTATTACTGCAAACGTGCGGGCCAACGAATCTGGCTGCGAATTCGAAGAAGTTCGGTTGTCTATAACTAACGATCAACAATCCACCGACCGGGTAGCTGCGCAGGGTGGGGATGAGGTAACGCGGGCGTTGCTTGAGGCCGCGGCATCTGCTTATGTTGAGGATGATCCAATTCATGCCGAAGTGAATTGGAATAGGTTGGAGCGAGCGATCATTGCAGCCCTTCGCGCCACGCCAGCCGATGGAGACAAAATCGCCAAGGCTATCGGGGATGGGGTATGAGCCATTGCGCATGCGTTGGAATTCAACCTGGACAAACAATGTGCCCGTGCATGATAAAAGCAACAGGCGGCCAATCTTTTAATATATATAGGCAGCGTGAGCTGCAAATGATGGATGCCGCTAGGCAAATGCAGACATGCAAATGCGTCGAACGTCGAATTGAACTTCAATCCCTACAATCTAGGCTGGATCGGGCGCATCGCCTGCTTCGCGAATACCGCGACGTGATTCAGGAATGCATGTCCGACTACGGCGTGAAAGATGGCGGCTCAATACTTCGTCGCTTGGACGAATTTCTTGCGGAGCGTGAGGGATGATTACAACGCATCCATGGAGACGCTGGCAATCTCTCCTGATGTCAGCACTCGATTCACGACAACGAAGTTGTATATGTTGCCTGTTAGGTTGTACCCAGGGTATGGGTAGCCGCCAATGGTAGCCACGAGAGACGTAATGTTGGCGGTGCTGGCAGTTAAAGCAGCCCCATTAACTGAGCCGTCAAAATAATAAGACAAAACATCGGCGTTCTTTAGGCCAATGTTTACGCCTTTAGGTGAAGAATTATTGAAGCTTGGATTTGTACTTTGACCCGCGCCACCTTGTCCAAAGCTAGGCGACGTTCCAGAACTATCAAAAGAAAAAAACAATGAGTTGGACGTTCCTGCGCCACCAAGATTGACTGGGTATTTTTGAGCGCTAACAGCTGTTAGATCGCAAGCCAAAATCATGGACTTGCTTAAGTTTCCACCCAGCGAGCTATTGATTGCCATCGTCATGGGGGCAAGCCCGTTGTACTGGCAATAGTAAAGACCCGTGGCGCTATCAAAACCCAGCGTGTTGCCAGTGGCGCATGTTGCGAACGTGGATGGATTCTTCTTGTCTTGCACTGCTTGAATCGACTGACCTACAGCTGTCACTGGAACAGTATGTGCCGCATCCTGAAACAAGGTTGTCAAATCGTTGAAGTCGATGATTAACCCATCTTCACCGGAAGCGAAAAGCGCGTCATACCATGGTCCGGATGGCGCTTGATGATTTATACGGCAACGGGCAGCAAGGATACTCATAGAATCTGCCACACGTCTGTAGACATCTGTCGAAGGTATCGAGTATCACCGACCGCCGCAGTGGCATTTCCCCACGGATCAACAAGCGCGGGCATTCCGCTAGTGACTGCTACCGTTATTACGCCAGCACCAAGCTGCGTCACCGAAATTTGTGATCCCACAGGAATGGCGACTGCGCTATGCGGTGGAATCGTCAGCGTAGATGCGCTGGAATCGGTAATTTGAATGTCAAATAACGTGCCATTTGTCGGAAAATCCGAAAGCTGAAGCGTATAGCTTCCAGTCTGAGGGTTCCCGACGATAAGCGCTTGACCGCCAGCGCCAGGGGCGACATACGCTAAAACGCCACCTGAGACGCCTAGAACGGTTCCGTTGGCTCCGATGCCCAAGCGTGCAGGGACTCCGCCCGAACCGCCAACAATCAAATCCCCTGCGGTTGTAATGGGCGTCGGTGCGCTACCCCAGACCACCGTGGTTCCGTTGCTAAGCGGAACCTGTCCCGCAGAACCAATAGGCAGGCGCGTTGGGTTACCGCTCGTGCCACCAATGATGATGTCACCCACAGCCGTCATGGGGTTCGCAAGCGCAGTGGATGTCTGCCACGAAGGTATGCCAGCAACCACCGTCAACTGTTGGCCGTTGGTTCCTATAGCTAAGCGTGCGGGGTTACCTGCCGTAATGCCATAAATCATGTCACCAGGCGTTGTCATCGGGTTAGACAGTGGCGAGCTACTTACCGCGATGACCCATTCCGCATCCTGTCGGCCATAAATGTTGCCGTCACTTGGTGCATCAGAAATACCGGCTGTCGTGCTGATGACAGGATTGCGCGGGTCGGTATTGTCTACCGTGACATTGGCCCCTTCGACCACACTGGCGACGTAATTCCCGCCATTGAGTGTCGTCGTGTTGACATTGGTAAATGTCGCCGCCTCCGGTGTCGTGCCGCCGATGACTGTGTCATCGATCGTTCCGCCTGAACTTTCCAGCGAATCGGTGACAACGGTGCTCGCGGTGACGTTCTGGAACGTCGGGGAAGGATATGCGCTCATGCGTCACCTGAAGTTGAGAGATTCATGTCAATACCCGATGGCGCGCCAGTAGTTGTAAACAAGTCCGGCACTGTTCGCGATTACCGGCGGTGAACCTGAATTGGCGGAATAAGCGGTCCATTCAAAACCTGTCGCAATGACGGAATTCATCACCGCATAAGCTTGAACGGTCGTGCTGTTTTGATAGCCGCATGAAACGACGTGAAGGCATGCGCTAGGGAAAGGTATGGGGAAAACAAGGTTGGTGACGCCTGACGAATTGCATGCCTGAAATCCCCATTGCTCTATCATGACGATAGAACCCAGTGAACTATCCACACGCGGCGTTTTCGTCCATCCCGCCGTTACATTGGAAGGAAACTGACCCAAGGCAAGCGCTTGCCCGCCAGCAACAGCGTTGGCAACGGCGACGGGATCGGTAAAAGTGTTATTACCTATCCAGGTATTTGATGCGCCCAATTGCCCAAAATTATTTTGCTGACCTTTTGTGGGTGCTATATAGGCAAAATCACCCACACCCCACGACAGGGCATGCGTACCCTCTCGGCCACGCACAAGACCCGATAACGTAGCGCCAGAAACTGCTGTGGCGTAGATAATTTCAAAGTTCTGCTCAGTGGCCGCGTCATTTAAGGTAATGACGAGATAGGCACCCGCAGGAATGGATGATGGAAGTCCATTGGCGCTAGCCAACGTCAGGCTGGTAGAACTGCTGGATATAGCGCCGGCAAGGGTCGTATCGACGTTATTGGCGAAAACAAAAATGGTCATGGTTTACCCTGCGGAGATACAGATAAGGCCACCGTTGTTCCACAGTTGCCCCACGTTGGCGGGATCGGTTAGCGGGAGATTTCCGCCACCCAATGAAAGGAGATAGGACGCCGTGAGTCCGTCGAAATAGACCGGAGGTGCAGTAGGATTTGGCGTCACGCCAGGGACTACGGCAACCGTTCCGCCGTTGTACCAGACCGAACCCGCTTCCAGTCCGTAATCCGTGATCGGATAACCGGAAACCGCAGTCATCTGAAGCACGCCGCCATCGTTGAGAAAAACCAGCGTCAGGAAGGCGAGGGTGTACTGAAAAGGAAACGATAGAAACCCGTTGGCATAAGCCAGTTGCAGCGCAGTATAAGCGTCGCCTTGATAAGCCGACACGGTAAAAATGGTTCCCGATACGGTGATGGATGGCGGATTTTCTTGAACGGTGTAATCCGAGCCATTGGGGCCATTCAAAAACCGATTGACACGATTCTTAAGCCATCCCATCGTGAAATACTGACCGTCTCCACGGTACATGTTCCACGTCATCACGCGCTTGTAAATGTCGTCGTTCGCCGCGATGGCCGATCCGCCACTGAGATAACTAGCCGCGTTGTAAGCGATCGTGTTGTATGCGGCTGAATCGTAGCCAGCGATGACGCCTGACGTTTCCGTGGAAAGGATCGGGCGGCTGATGCCGTAAATGCCTTCAGCCGTCCAGTCGAGCAAAGGTCCGCTGATGGCAGGCGCGGTATACAGCGCTAGAGGCGTCTGGTTAAACCACGTCAGGTAACCTTGAGCGAGGCTGTTCTGCGTCGCAACGAACGCTTGCAAATCCTCATCGTCAGAGTACTCAATATATAAATAGCTAAGCGAAGGCTGTTGCAGCGGGATCGTCGCAAAGGATTCAATCTGCGCCATGACTAACCCTGCGCTACCGTCACGCCAGCGGCGGAACAATAGAAGTATGATTCTACGTCACCAGAAATAATGCTCGTTCCCGCCCCCGGCGTTGCCGTGACTCCGTTGATGGTGACCGCAAAAATCAATGTGGTGATGTTGGGTGCTGATATGACCGACGCCACGGCTTGCTGAAAGACCGCCGTCATCTCTAGCAGATTGATCGGTTGACCAACGAAGATGCTGTTGATGTAGGACTGTAGGGCAGGAGCAGCAAGCTGGTTGACCGACAAGCCTGCGGTGAAGCTTGGAAGCGTCGTGTTCCATGTTACATCCACTGTCACGGTTTGCTGGGGTGGATTGACGAACGGAATCGTATAACTGTTGGGGTTCTGGAAAACCGTCGCCGAGACATTGCGAGGGTTTGGAGTTAACTTCGCCCCTGACACATAAGCGCCAAACGCTGAACCGTTCGTGGTGGTCGTGATCGTGGTCGGGGTAACGGAAGCCACGGTGTAGGATAGGTTGTAAGACGATGGCGTCGCCCCGGAAACGACCACGGTCTGACCGGCGATGTAACCGTGATTAAGGTTTGTCGTGATGACGACCGGATTGGCTTCTGTCATCGCGGTGATAGCCAATTGTGAACCCTGAAGCGCGGCAATATCCGGCACGCCCTGAAGGATAGCTGTCGCTACAGCGTAAGCATCTCCACCACCGCAGATGATTTGCCATCCGCCCGATACTTGGTTGATCGAGACAAGTTGCTGCTGCACGCCGATGATTTGTTCAAGCAGTGTCTTGAGGTATGCCGGCGTCCCCGTCGATGCGACCACGCTCGCCTGTAAAACACGCGCCCTATAGCTTTGCACGCTCTCCGCTGCCGTTGCGGCAATGCCTGCCTCTGGATTGTTCACGGTGACCGTGTAAGCGCTGGGGACAGAGGTTATCAGCTGGGTGACGGTGTTGGCGGGTATGGCAAAATTCCCTGAGCTTGAGGCAACCGCATAAAGCTGAGGGGATAAGCCGTTGGACTGAATCACACCACCGTCTTGCAACACGTACTGATTCGTGCCATCGGACACGGTAAACCCTGGTTGGAGTACGTAGCCAGGCGAACCCGAAAAAACCACGTACACATTGCCGTTGGACGGCAAACCCTGCGGAATACCAAACTGCGCGCCTAGGTAGTTCAGGATGAACGCATTGCAGCCGTAAGGCGTCACGTCATTGACCGCTTCCACGCGCGCCTGATCCATCGTGACCAACGCCCCTACATCGGTCGAGGAAATATCCTCAATCAGCGAGCCGGGGAGGTTTGCCGTATAGCCGGGATTGGTCGATGCTACGCCCGTGATAAGGGCTTCCTGCAACACCAGTGGATCGGTCGCCACAGGCCCCGTGGTCGTCATAATCAGGGGTAGCGTCATGTGGCGATAACCTCATTGAGAATCGACCCGCTGAAGGTCACGGCATTGACGTTGTAAACCGGTGCGGAAGAACTCTGCACGCGGCTAATAGTCAGGCTGGCGAAGTAGGGTGCGAATTGCGTTTGCGTCATCATGGCGTAGTAGTCCGGCATGACTTGCGTTTGAATGGTCTGATACTGCGGAATGCCGTAGTTGGAATAGAACGGACTCTCGCCAAGGTTCAATTTGAACACCTGAGCCAGTGTGGTCAGATACACATTCTCGGAATAACCGTTAGCGTCCGTGGAAACTTCCACCCACGAGCGGCTTCCATCGGGGTTGGTGACGCGCCCGTAAGTTCTGATGACACGTTCTCCTTGTTATGGAACGGGCGGACCGGAATCGCTGGTGCCTGTCTCTACCAAACTGTGTAAATGGTTTTCAAACAGGATGCCGTCTATCGTGAAACCTGCCGAGGTCAGCGATACGACTTTTCCACCATAGGTCAAAATGATCCCGCTGTTTGTCACTTCCAGCTTTGAGGTTCCATCTTCTGTCTGAATTATGGCCCCTTGCGGACCACTGATCTGCGCCTGGTTGGGGTTGATCGGTCCCGATGACTTGTTACTCACCGGAACGAACACCAAGGCAGACAAGTTGCCTTGCTTGGTCAGTGACGCCACACCGCCACCTAACCCGGAGATACCGCCAAGATACGCATCGGCGGGCATGGTGATGCCAAAATCACCAACCTGTGTCGGCATCCTGATCCACGGGCTTTCGGCCTTGGGAATCGTGATGTGGGGTAGGGTGTAATTTGAAAGTACTTCAAACGAGACGGTGACAATTGCCCCGTTCACGGCTTCTACGCGGCACGGTAAGGCTCTCCCGGTATTTTGGATCGCCTGAGTCGCGCGCGTAATCGCTTGCTTGTTGCTGGTTTTTTGTAGCCAGTTCTTGTCGAAATTGTCAGCCATTGGTATTGGCCGACATATTGAAAATGCTGCACCAGCTCCCGCTATCGGAAGATCGGAAGTTACCGATATGCCTTATTTCATTGACCGTGAACGTTCCTGTGAAAGAACTTTGGTATTTGATGCTTGATGGCAAAGAAGAACTTGTTGCCGTAATGATACCCGGCGCGTTCTGCAAGCCTTGGGGCATCGTGACAATAGACCCTATCTGCAAATCAGCACGCATCACCGTTTTTACCTGAATGATCTGCGGGTTAATCCATGTGGGCTGACCCACAAAATCGTTGAAATTGAGTTGTATCGGGCCGGGTTTGTAGGAACTGTCATAGACCGTGATCTGCCCCGCTTGAATCGCTATGTTGACCCGATTCTTGAACGTATCTTCCGTAAAATCGCCGACGACTTGGCCTAACTGATCCAGCGTAGGGCAGAAATGCGTGTAATCGTATGCGTTGACTAGCCCATTTTTGATATGGATGTTGATGGGCATGCTTGGGTAAGCGACGGATAACGTTTGCTTCAAAGCCACAGAAAGTTCGTCGCCCTGTTTCCAGTTAAGAACGAAGTTACCGGGATTATCGTTAGTGAACGTGGAAGGAAGGATGACAAAATCCAGCGTCATCTCGGTTCCCGTCCAGTTACCGAACGACTGAAAAATGATTCCGGTAATCAATACGCCGGCTTGCTTCGGATTGACCAAAGGAAAACCCGGCATCATACCGCCCTTCATCACCAGATTCATTCCGGCGTATTGATTGGCTTGATTCAAGTCTTGTAAGGGTATTCCTTCAATCGTGATGGATTGACCGCCGGATGGCGTACCGTTAGGCAACACGGGCATGTCAAATTCGATATTAAGCGCGCCAGGATCGTACTGTCCGTTCGGGTAGGAACTGAAAATGCGCGACGGTGAACCGCCTGTTGCCGGTGTGATCGTGATGTCGTAATAACGACCCATTACGGCGTCACTTCAAAATTGCCCGTATCGGCGCGATAAATCAGTGTGGACGTGCTGAAAATGCCAGGTGCGAGAGGGATGTCATATCCCAGCGGTGAACCCACCAGACCGCCCGACCACAACGCGTTGCCGCTTTGATCCGTCAACGTGAGAAACCAGCGTTGACCGGCGATGTTCCATGTAGCCGATGCGGTATAACTCACACCATCCAGCGTCATCTGCGCCGAAAAAGGCGGGTTGCTGTTGGTGTTGATGTTGAACGGAATGATCATGGGCTGTTCGGGTACGTGATGACGGAACCGGAACTATTGGACGGTGCGGCTCCTTGCGATACGCCGCCCGCAGGACCAACTGTGGGTAACTGATTAGGGTTCAACTGCTGACCGGATGCGACTTTACCCATGAACGTATTGTAGGCCGATGTTGCCGCCTGCTGGCTAATAAGAGGCTGCACAAAATCCCACTGAAACATGATCTGCTTCTGTTTCGTCTCGCCCGATGTCACGTCCTGTATGGAGGTCAGCAGGCAATTCGTATAGATGAAGGCAGGGGTAGCCACGTTGTACGTCCCGCCCGCGTTGTTATGCGCTTGCAGAGAGTTTTGCAGCGATGTGAAGTTGGGCAGCTTGGCGGTCATGCCGCCAGCATCACGAACGGGCGCAATCATCATCACCGACACGTTGAGCGGGTTTTGGATGATGGCGTTTGCCGCGACCTGCTGATTGGCAAAAGGGTAAGTGCCGATGGCGTTGGAAATCAATTGCCCGCCAGGAATGACGAGGTACCGGGCCAGGAAGTTATCCAGTCCGCCGAGAATCGACGCCGTGCCGTTGAACGCCGTGGATTGACCAAAGAGTGAGATGATCGGCATCTGCCCGCCAGCTGCGTTTGCCGCAATACCACCGACAAGGATAATCGGCGAGATCTGGTAGGACATGTCGTAATCGGACACGCCCGTGGGTACAAGACCCGACGATAGCGCTTCCGAAACGATGGATCCGAGCGAACTCATATCGAACCTGCGTTAGCGGATACGGCTACGTTGGTGCCGGACTTGTTGGTCACGGAAATATTCACCGGCTTCTGTTGCTGCGATGCAATCTGACGCATCAGGTTTTTGACATCATCGCTGCTTCCGCCCGGTGTTTTCCAATGTGCCTGCGCAATATCCGACTTGATCTGTTCTGGCGATACTTTCCATCCGTGTTCCTGCCTAACCATCGCCGACATCAATTTTGCAATGGTATCCGCGTTGGACAGGTTTAATTTCTGGTTCGGTGCAAATCCTGTCCATTTGGATACGTCGGCAATATAGGCAGCGGTATCGTTATGGTCTGAAGGGGGCGCCCAAGTATTGATGACACTGGCGATCGTATCGGCATGATGCTTTGCTGGGTAACTACCGAGAAGCGCCGCCATAGCCGCGTAGCCGTCTTGCTGGCTTTGAAAGTTGGCAAACCCATTAACCGTAGGAACGCCCGCTGCCGAACGAAGGTTGCCGGGATTGTTTCCGGGATGAGGCGATTCGTTTAGCAAAGCTTTTGCGTGCTTCACTGGACTCCAAAGCACTGAACCAACATGCTTCATTCCATCCCAAACATCATCACCAACTTGGTCTATTGTGTCCCATGCGCTGCCTGGTTTTGGATGAGTTACGTCTGTTGGCAGAGGATCGGTAACCCAGTGGAGCATTTTTGCCAGCTTGCCGAGGTCATCGGCAAAGCCTTTGACATCGGCGCGGAAATCCGGCGACCCAAGATAATCAGCGAATTCCTTTAGACCACCTTCAATGGCTTTCAGGTTGCTTTCACTGAGGACGCCATTGATGAGAATTTCAGCGTCTTTTTCAAGACTGGTAACGAAGTTGGACAGCGCGCCACTTTTGTTGAGCTGCGACAGCTTGTTGGCGAGGTCGATTTCCAGATGGTCGCCAGCGTTCTTCAGGCTGCGCGTGAAATCGTACAACGCGTTCACCGAGCTATTGGACTGACTCAGCCCCGGCGCATCTTTCCGGTAATTCGCATACGCCGACTCAAGCTCCGCACGCGGCGTATTGCCCTGACGACGAACATCGGCGAGCGACATGCCGGACTGCGTGAAACCGGTCGCCATGAGGTTGGCGTCGGTATGCTGAGACTCTGGCGTGGATGCCCACCAGTCATGCGCCTTAATGGCGAGCTGAGCGGCAAGGGAACCGGCATCGGTACTCTGCACGGCACTTTGGGACATGCCCGTCGCGCGGGCCAGCCAGACACGCCCCACATAGCTGTTCTGCGCGTCAGCAACGTTTGATAGCGTGCCTTGGTCGATATACCTTTCAGCAAGATCGTTATTGAACGCACGGGTTTGCCCCGTCGTCATTCCTAGGCTGCGACCAGCTCGCTGGTTCGCGACCGCGCTATTCGCTAATGCATCAATGCCAAAAAAGCTTCCCGCCACTGCACCGACGCCGATAGCGCCAAGCTTGAACAGAAACTTGCCGATGCCGAAGATGGATTCGCCTAACGCTTTAGCATCTTTCGCCATGCTTTTGAGGTTATTTGCTCCCGTATGCGAGGCGGAACCAAACTCTTTTTGCGCATCCGCTGCTTCCCGCAGATTCTTGGTCAGCGCACTGGCATGGCCTGCCGCCTCTGCCAGTGTGGCAAGCACTGCGCCTGCTGTGGCTGCAAAAGCTTCCGTGCCCTCACTGGCAGCATCGTTGACCTTTTTCCAGTCATCGGGCATGCCTTCCAGCTTTTCTTTGTACGACTCAAAAAGCTGAAAAAAGTCTTTGAACTGCGCGTCCGAGACTTCAATTTCAATGACGGATTTTGTTGCCATTACCCGCGAAGTCCTTTCAGTAAATCATGGATGTGACGCTCGCGGTACGCGCGCGCCGAGGTATGCGGAAAGTCAAAACGGGAAAGTGCTTCGTAAAACCGTGTGGTCGCCAGCTCATTCAGGAAGGAAGCGATGACGCCAGGTTCGTTCCGGTAGCATCGTTCTTCGTCAACGTCGGCAAGGAAGCGATGAACTCCATAGGAGCCAAGGATGTGATCGAACCCTTCAAGACCGATGCTGTGGCCTGCATGATGGCTTTCTTTTCCGCCTTCGTCGCTAGCGCACAGTTGCAGGTAAAAAAAACGATCTGGCTCTCCGCTTCGCGCCAGTCGTCCTCATCGATCGCACCGCTGGCTATGGCCGTGTCCACCGGCAGCATGTTCCAGCCCGAGGCGGCAGGACAAAGGATCGTGGTAAGGCGTCGAATCTCCGCCATCAAGGCGCTTACACCGCCGTCCAAAGGCTGACCGCTACCGTCGTATTCCCAGCGCTCGGCGGCTTCCTTGCGGCCCTCGTCACGAAGCGTCAGCGCGGCAATGCGCGGCCCCGAGGAAACCATGAACATAGCCCCCTTGCTCATCATGGCCGATTTGGCCCCAGCGATGGTGCGGTAGTTCGCTTCAAACACTTCGCGAGAGATCGGGACGTGATAACACGTCGGGCCGTCAGGACGAAGCGCAAACACCAGATTGAGATGGTCGTTAATTTTCATCATTGCTCCCTAAAGCAATCCCTTGAATGATGCTACGGCAAGCGCCAAGGGAAGCGCCTTTCGGCTTTCGCCTAGCCGTAGCCTCAACGGTTAGCTAGACGCCCAAAGCGTCGAGTTGGCGTAGAAGATACCTTTCAGTGTCAATTTGAACACCGGATCGGTGCCGTCGAACGCGCCAGGATCAATGTCATTGATGATGCCGTTCTGGAACGTCATGAAAGGGAAGTTGGACGAATCGGGATACACCACGAAAGCCCCGATGTCGCAAAGCAACTGGGATTGTTCCAGCCAGCTAGACGACAGCGACTGGGTACGCAGTAAGCCCACGGTCACGGTGGACATCACGTAAGGTTCGGGCGATGTCACGCCGCCCGTTGCGGTGGGGATAAGTTCACCGAACGAACTGCCGAACGTCACTTTGGCGAAGCTCTTGCCCATGTAGGGCGCGGTGATACTCAGGTAAGGCGTCTGCGGGACGACAATCGAGCAACGAAGCCGATTCAATGTCCCCTGCGGTACAAAAGCAGTCATGGTTTATTCCTCAAGGGGCAAAGAAAGTGGCGGTCAAATTGAACGTAATGGTCAGGAATCCGTTCTGCGTTACCAACGTGGCAGACAGGCCGTTATAGATGCCGGCCGCATAGTCGTCAGGGTTCTGCGTGGTGTAGGTCACGAAGTCCACGGCATTGACGATCACGCTATTCGCACAACCGAATGTCACCGCGCTATTGCCCACGTTCTGCGCGACGGCCTGAAGGGCGTTGATGCCCGACTGGTCGTACAACAAGGGGGGATTGGTGTTGGACCCGTTGATGATCGCGGCGGCAAGCTGCTGGTGCGCGTTGATGCGAAACCAGTCCAAGCCGTACCACGCTGCCGACTGCTGGCCGTCCATCGTCGTGCCTTTGAACAGGCAGGATGTGGAAATACCGCCCTCCGCACCCGTGATGATGACGTTGCCGTAGGCCGACAAAATGCCGTTGATCGTGGTCTGGTTGCCCATCTGCGCCCACGGCGTCACGCCATAGACATAGCGGTACTGCATCGGAGCGAGCTGGTTGGACGCGCCAGGGTTATTGACAAGCCACTGGTAGAATGCTGCTGCTGCCTGAACTTCCGTGCTGGCTGCTGTCGGGCTGGGTACGAGGGCGAAAACCGCCTTGTTAGCCGTATAGGCGGCAAGGTTGCCTGCTGTGGTGGTGACGAAAAAGTACGTCTGACCCGATGCACTTTCGTAGTTCGCCGCTAGCGTGTTGATTTCCGTCGATTCGGTGGTGTCCCACGATTTCGGCAGCAGATAGGCATAGAACTGCTGCGGCGTGGTGTTGGCCGTGATCCACGTCTGAAACGCGGCAATGCCTGCCGCATTGGTCGTGACCGGACCCAGTTCCAGCACATAGAAACCGACCGACTGGCCTTGTGCCGAAAACGTGGTTGCCACGTCGGACACAAACGCCGATCCGGGCGGGGTGTACGTGCCGGGTGACGTTTCCGAACCGGGATTGGTGGTCAGCGTGAAGGTGAAGGTATCCGCACCCGTGACGGTCGCCGTGTAGGTACCGTTGTAGCCAGCAGGCAACGCACCGGCAATCGTGGTAAGGAATGTCTCTCCGGTGGTGTATTCCAGCGCAGCCACAGCGGTTGCCGTGACAGTGCCGGATGACCATGCCAGGGTCGCCAAGGCCAGAGGCGCGGCAAGAATCGGCGTCAGGTCAGCGGGGGTGCCGACGTACTGCCAATGACCGGCAGTCAGGGTTGTACCTCCGGTGGAAATCGCCGCACCACTCTGCTGTAGCTGAGATGGCACAGGCGCTCGCGTCACGGTCGTATTGACCGTAACGATGGTCGGTGTAAGGGTCTGCGCCATGGGGGCGGCTCCGTGGTAGAGGTGAAGGATTACGCGTAAGCGACCGAAACGACCTGGGCAGCACCGGGGCTAACGACAATGCCCACGAAACACGGGAAGGTCAGCGAATACACGCCCGCAACGGCAGGGATGTTGAACACCAGATTGGATGCGGCGGCAGCGCCAGTGGTCAGGCAGTCGTGAATGGAGCCAGCGGCACCAGCGGTATTGACGGTGACGGTAAAGACGGTGCCCGGTGCGGCCTTGACGACCGTGGCGGCAGTGATGTTCAGGGCGCTGGCATTACCACCCGCGCGCGGGGTCAGTGGATTCTGAGGCATGGTGAAAGCTCCTACGGGGTGATGGTGATGGATGCCGAGAGAATGAGGCGTCGGGCGATGGCATCGGCGGTGCCTTGGTAGTACGACGCTTGGAACGTGAGGGTTTTCTTCATCGCCAGTGCGGCGATTTCCACTTGGGTGCGTTTTTCATCACGCATCACCACGTCACTGCAAAAACCAAACAGTTCCGGTGAGCCGATGGAAACCTCCATCAGCGATCGCATGAACTGAAGGGCGAGTTGGTTGTTGAATCCGTAAATAATGAACTTCACGGTATCGCGCATGAGCTGCGAGATCGGAAGCTCGTAAAGCTGTGGCGATCCCGGCGTGTACGTCGGTGTACCGGGCCATTGGTCAATCGGAAACGATCCGAAAGCCACGGTGTTGCTTGGCTCGATATGCACCACGATGTAAGGCGGCATCACATTGTCCGGCACCAGAAACGATGGGTAGACCGGGGCGAACGTATTCTGCGCCAGCCATATCGGCAGGCTGTTGGAGACAATCGGCTCAACGGGTAAATCCGCTTCCGTCGCCACCAGTTGAGAGGCAAGAGCAGGATAGACTGCGTAGCCCGAGTAGTGCCACAAATCGGCCTGCTGGTAGAACGAGGCGTGATCGGAAAAGACGATCTGTAACGACGTGCCATCGATCGCCCATGTCCCCACCCACATCGTGCCGGGACTCACCGAATTGAGCGCGGTGACTTCCTCTTCAGCGGTGAAAATGAACTTGTTCGCCGCCACCGTCTGGTCGTCGTCTTGGTGACGATCCGTGATGCGGTGCAAGGAACCTTTGAACGATTGGGTTAACGGACTGGCGACCCAGAACACATAGCCATCTTCCGACAGCACCACTTTGGTGTATTGCGTAAAGGCGACGGTCTGGTTGTTCGATAGCGTCTCAAGGCCAGAATCGAGCGCCGCCTGTAGACCATTAGGTGCCGAGGCTGATTCGTTGATGAGGCCCATGTCAGTTTAATTTTCCAGTGAGCCAAGCCTTGAAACTTCCGACGTACAACCCGGTGTCAACGAAGGCAACGCGAGCGGGATTGTCTTTGGCGTTGGGTGTTTTTTTACGATGACTAACGCCTTTAATGGCCGCTTGAATAGGTTCATTAAGCCAATGTCCTTGAACCAGATCGCCGCTTGAAATGAAATCCTTGAATCTTTCTTCGATCTTGCTCATCGCACCATCAAAGTTGATCGTGCTAGGTCCACCCATGGCGATAGTTTCCAATGCACCCGCCATTTCATTAGCCAACGTATCGGCAATGAAATCCTTGTTCAAATCGTAGAAAGTTTCCATGATGTGATAATCGGCTTCAAGAAATGCCGCAACATCGGTTGTTGTCGTCCCTTGTCCTTCTGCATTGGTATAAGCAACTTCAATGTTGCCCAGTTCAAGTTTCATGAAAGTCCGGTCACACTCGGTCCCCACTGCTGACAATAAGCAATCCACGCGCGACCCCATGTCGTACCTAGGTTCTGCAACGTGGTCAGCGAGGCGTTCTTCAGCCATTCGGGGACAACAAGCGATTGACTCGTCCCCTGATCGGCACTGGACGACACCGGACCTGCCGTATAGCTCAAAATGTTGAGCGAGGCGCGAAGGTTGGTGAAAAACAACGTGCTGAAGGTTCCAGTCGTTGTCGCCGTGCCAGGGTTTGTTGCTACGGGGTAGGTAAAGCTAGTGGTCCCCGCATTGGTTGCGCTCACCGTTCCGTTATAACCAGCCGGTGAAGCGCCTTGAATAGAAATGGCGAAGATCGTGCCTAAAGCGTCCGCCAAGGGCAGGGCGGTTGTCGCCGTCACGATGCCACCGGACCATGCGAGCGCAGTTAGCGCGAGGAACGATTGATCCGGTGCCCAGCTAATGAGCCAGTTAACGCCAAAGTTGTACACCGCGATGACGTACTCAATGGGTGGATAACCACAAGGCGTACATATCGTGCGGTCAATGCCGTGCGTCAATGCCCACTGGTAATAATCCGAGTTCACTGGCAAGGCGTCGGGCGTGATGCCCTGTGCCTGACAGTACGTAATGAAATCGGCCAGGTTTGGCGTGTGGGGATTGACGAAAGACATCAGGCGGTTTTCAGGTTGACGCGGTTAGACCCATCCGGCGACACGCCGATTTTGGCCTTGACCTCTTTACCCGTGGGTCGCGAACCGGGCTTCACCTGTTCGGTGACTTCCAGTTCCGTCTCACGCACCATCCGATGGCCGGACTTGTCGCGCTGCGCCGCATCCACGGCCAGAGCCGAGGTTGAGAAAGCCGCACCGGCACGCTGTTCTGCCGCATCCACGACCGCCGCGTGGCCGACGTGGATTTCATCGACGCCAATAGGCTTGTCGAACCGATAGAACAGGCCGGGGAACTTTTCCAACTTCCCATGCACTGCCGATGCTGGGCGACCACCAAAACGTTCGATTTGCTGAACGATCGCCTTGTGCGATTCCGGCCCGAGATTGGAACTCACTTCCACCTGAGAGCCTGGTGGAACCTGAACGCAATACGGACGCGGCATGTCAGGCACGCGAAACGAATGGTGCCAGCGTTGGTTGGTGGTGTTGCAGATGTAGAGCTTGGTCATAACGATCCCCTTAAAGGATCAGCCGAAAGGCCGATGTGGTGGGTTAGTAAGGCATGCTGATCAGGAACAACAGCTCCGGTCGAAGGTTCCATCCCGAGGTGATACGGATTTCGTACCGCTCGTTGATGCCGCCATCGGGAATCGGCGTGCTGATCTTGCGCGGGGCCGGCATATCCGTGTACATCGTGTTGACATCATCGATGCTCGGCATGAGGTCGGCGAAGTCATTGGTGTTGATGTCGTAGTTATGCAGCTTGCGGATTTCGGGAATGGTGATGATGACCATGTCCGAACCGCCCGCACCCTTACCTTCAAGGGTATCGTCGTAGTAGAACTCGCACGTATCGCCGTTCCTTTCCAAGATGCCCTGAAGCACGCCAGCGGTGGATTCCGTACCGGCACCGACACGCTGATAGCTGGTCACCTGAACGATGTCCTGCATCTGCCACGGACGAATGACGCGCTGCGGGCCGACGATGACGACCTTGACGCCCTGCTGGAAGCCGTTCGTCTCGATCTGCTGCACTTGACCGGCCAGGAAAAAGGCCATTTCGCCAGTGTCGTAGGTCTGCGTGGTGTCGTTACCGTAGCTGTCCGGCGGCAGCGTGACGTTCGTGGCATTGGCCGAATTCAGCAGGCCCTCACCGTTCGCCGCGTTGATGCCGTAAAGCTCTGCCGTACGCATGTACTGGAAGATGCCCTGACGGCAACCTAGTTCCTGCGCCTTGGGCAGTGACACATTCCACTGCGCCGCGTCAGCGGTCTGGTGGTGATCGTAAATGGCGCGCGTGGCAACCAGATACGTCGGCGTGCTGTACAGCGTGGCGTTGAACGTCGCACTCGGCAGCAGGTTGAACGCGGCCTGTCCTGCCGTGGCATCCGTGCGGATGTCCAAAGCGGAGACGTAAACGAACTTATCGTTCTGGCCCAGCGTGTTTTTGGGATTGCCACCGGGAAGCAACTGGAATGCGCCGGACGGCTGCGCCCAGGTCAGAACAAGACCCGGTTCCGAATAGCTCGGGGTGACTTTGGCTACAGCGGGGAAATAACCACTCATGGCATAGGCTCCTTAAATCTGGATGACGGCAACAGCGCCATTAGCCCACGCCACAACACCCGTACCGGAGTTGTAGGTGACCACTTTGCTATTGGTTTGGACGGAAAGAACCTTCACGGTCAGCGGAAGCTCGAAAGCGCCAGCGGTGCCGGAAGCGGTGAGCTGCTGAAGCGCCGGATCCCAATACAAGGGAGCGTTGATCGCGCCGCCTTCCAATGAGGCCACCAGCGAACCCAGTACGCTGACCTTGATGCGTGCCTGCGAGCCGAACCGGAAGAAGTTGACGGTCATCGACGCCTGAAGCTGCGGCACATTGCTTGCGCCCGCCGTCAGAATCGCCGCGCTGTTCTTGGTGAACACCGTGATGCCGGTGACGTTGCCCTGCGAGGAAGCCAGAGTGATCTGGTTGCCCAGCAAGCCTTCGCCGATGGCCGACACGGTTTCGGTAATCGCCATGCCGCCCCAGATGGGCTGCGTGACGCTGGTTGCGATCTGACCGCCAGCAAGCCACTGATAGCTGCTGGAATCGTCTACGAAATCACCCTGATAGTACCCGTGCGTGGTGGTCGCAAAGGTGCCATACGGCTGGGTGGTCGTCATGGGGTTGAGAGTGATGCCAGCCATTAGTTAGTCCTCTTGCCAACGTCTTTGTTGATCTTGCCGGAGAAGCCCGGAGCCTTGAACGGTGCCCAGCACACTTCAGGATCGCCCGTGTATTCCGTCACGCGATGGCCGGTCGAGGTATCCACGGACGCGTGGAGACGACCCTTCGGCAGCGCAATGGCGGATTTGGCGACGGTCTGTGCATCGGCGTAAATCTGGTTTTCGATGATGGCGAACGAATGCACATCCAGCGAATCCAGACGGACATCCTTGGCGGTCGGGCTGTGTTTCTGGAACTTGGCGGCCAGACGCTTGCGATACGCAATCGGGCTTTCGTCATACAGCGCGGTGGTTACGCTTTGACTATCGCCGAACATCTGAGCCAGCGAGTCGGCACGAACCTGCACGCGCGCGATTTCGTCTTTCTCTTCGTTGGTGCGAGGGCGGGTGAGGGTAGCCAAGCGGTTGCTTACGGATTCCAAATCCGAACGCAGTTTGGCGTTGTCGGAGCGGAGTGCCGAATCCATCTTTTCCTGCGCATCCCTACGTTCTTTTTCTTCCTTGTCGGCTTTTTCCTTCTCTTCGGAATCCTTGCGAGCCTTGTCGGCTTTTTCCTCTTCCTTCTTGCGCTCCTCCTCCGACAAAGAATCCATGCGCTCTTTTTCAGCCGCATCGGCGCGCTCTTTCTCTTCAGCGTCCTTTCGTTCCTTTTCCTCAGCGTCCTTTCGGGCCTTGTCGGCCATCTCAAGGTCACTATCCTTGCGGACATCCATCGCGTCCATACGCTCACACACAGCGTCCATCCGCTTCATCATCGCATCGGCCCAGGCCGGGGCAGTATCTTCAGTTGCCATCGTTAAATCCTCTTGAATGTTGACACCGTTAGGCGTGCCGCCCTTGTCCCACACGCCAGCCGGGCAGATTGCCAGGTGGTCGAGATAGGACGGTTTACCTTCGATTAAAACCGTTTTCCCATCCTCTAACTGGATGGTTTCAGTTGAACCGGCGTCACGGAACACAACGGCCGGGCTTGTCGATATGTGCGAGGTCAGCATGAGCTGGGCCGCGTCCGTATCAAACACTTTGGCGATGCCGCGTACCTCATCGCCTTGAATGTAGGGCAGGATGATCGTGCCAATGGCGCGATCCCTGTATTCAACCTTGTTGAGAATGGAGTCCTTGGGATGTTCGAAGATCAGGGGCAGGCCGTTACAGCGCTCCACGTAATCGTCAGTCAGGAATTCCGATACAGGACGGTTTACATATTCATCCAGCGCGGAACGAAAGCTTGTTCCCGTACCGGTGATCCGAAGATCGAACATCCAGATGTTTTCGTATTTCTGCGGGCTGAGCAGCAGGTCGGCGCGAATCGCCTTGCCCACATCAAGCTCATGACCGGACGCCAGTTCAATCGACAGCCTGACCTCAGGATGCGTATTGACGGGCAGGTCAAGCGGGTGAAACCACTGTGCCGCCAATGACTCATCATCAATGACCGGCTCAAAGACCTGCACATCCTTGATGTAGCAACTGAAATGGATGCCGTCAGATACCGAGTTACGAAACGGCCACATCGCGCCATCGGGAACCTGTCCGAATTCCTCTTCGCACTCACGAAGCGCGCATTCCTCTGCCGTCTCGCCTTCGTCAATATGACCACCCGGCTGCACCCACTGGCCGTCGTCCTTGTTCTGGACAAGCAGGAACAGCGGGCCGCGCGCGCGTAGCAGGATGCCGGCGCAGGGGATTAGCTCGGCGTCGGCCTTGACGAACTCTTTTCCGACCGACTGAGGCACGCCGTCATAGCCGCCATTTGTATGGGCTGCGGCTTCCATCAGGTGATGTTGCGCGGGGCTGACAGAAGGCATTACGCGGCAATCCTTACGGCTTCAAGGGCCTTGCGGCCTTTTTCGGTGAGCAGGTCGGCGGGAATGTCGCGGAGGTTGTACGTCCAGACGTAATAACATCGGCAGAAAACTTCTTCGCCCGGTTGCGTCTGTTCGTCCGTGTAACCTTCACCTTTGTTCATCAGCCCTTTCTCTATGGCCCAATTGCCACGTACCGCATAGAACTTGCCATCCCTCGCCAGATGGTCATGCCGCGCGTTGTACGACTTGTCCACCGAACCGTGGTCACGCCATTTACCGGCCAGCGCACCGCCTTCTTTGGCAATCACGTCATTGATTGAACTGACTAGCTTGTGGCCTTGGTCAATGATGCAGCGCCGTTCCTCGTACTTCACTTGGCGCAGCGACTTGGCGACGTTGGCTTTGACTTCCGTCTTATCGACCACCAGCGAGCCGCCTTCAGGGATGGACGTGGCCCAGCCTGAAAACCGTTGCAGCGTCTTTTCCACCGCTTGCTCACGGTTCAACCGGATCAGGTCGGCGTTAGCCAGGATGCGCTTGGTCAGTTCAGCGCGTAACTGCGGCTTGATGCGTTCCACCGTAAAGCGCGGTATATCAGGATGGTGACGCTTGATAGCCGTGGGCGTCAGGGCGCGCTTGTAGACCATTTCCAACGCGTTCCTAGTGCGCTCACGAACCGCAGTCTGCGTCGGTAAATCGGCGATGGCCGCTTCACGCAACAGCTTGATCCATTTCGCCAGACGTTCCGTGCTGTCGTAGCCGTACAGGGTGACATTGGCTACGGCTTGCGTCAGAACGTCTTGGAATTTCATTCGTGTGATGACTCGACCACTGGGGATGGCTCTTTATCGGAAATCGGTGGTTCGTATTCTTCGATCAACTGAAGATCAAGATTCAATGGCGTGTCCTTGAGCATCGGCTGACCGTTGGCAATATCCGCTAGCCATCCAGCGGCAGATGCCGTATTGACCGGGTCAAGGCAAGGTTTCAGCACCTCAAACAAAGCGATAGCAGACTTCATGACGACATCTGACTTTTCAGCGAGCTTGCTATCCGGCTCGGTCAGAAGGTTAGGCCATTCCGCTTTGAAGGCATTGGTCCAGTCCACCATCGCCGTTTCGTAGGGCACGTCCGCATACTGCTCGGGATACTTGCGCTGGATCGAGGCGTAGAAGTCAGGATTCCAGGCGATGTGACGCACCAGCTTGTCAAAGAACCGGTAGATCGAATCCATTTCACGACGGAAGCCGTCAATGAACGTAGCGATTGCCTTAGCGTCTTCGGAACCTTCACCAAAGCCCGATGCTAGCGTTTCATCGTTGAGCATGGAGGCTGGCATAGGAGCCGATGCCGCGATGTTCTTCAGGATGTTGTTCCGGGCGAACTCCGATGCATCCTTGATGTTCTTCAGGTCTAGCGACTCAACGTTTTCATCGATATCGATAGACAGCACGTTGTTAGTACGACCGCCCTGCAGCATCCGACGCTTCATTCCACCAAAGGCCAGACTCAGTCGATCCAAAACAGCACCAGGTGACTTTACCTTCATGATAAGCAACCCGGCTTTCTGCGTGATGAAGTCGTCCGTGATCATGGACTGGATGTAGCTTTTCAGCGGGAACAGGGCGCGCTGGTACACCGAACGACCCACGAAGCCATACGCCGAGCTGGTCCATTCGATGTAAATGGGCTGCTCGTTCATGATGACCGTGGCGCGGCTGGGGTGATATGGCTTACCCGCTACCGCGATACCGCGAGGCTTCAGGAACGTCGGACTGTTGGGGTCTTGGTCCATCACCAAGGAACCTGCCGTATTCAGCGGGTCCAGGACGTTAAAGCCCAGTTGTAGCTCGTGAAGGCGATCGTAGGGCAGGGGTTCTTGCGGGTCCAAGTCCTTTGCAAGCACGACACATAACGCGAGGCCATAGACGCGGCTCAGTGTCACTGTGTTCTTAATGAGCTGATCGGCCCCTTCACCGCCCAGCTTGCCCCATGCCGTGTTGAACGACTCGATCAATTCATCTTCAGGACCGCCAGGGATTGTGATCGTCCGGCGTTGACTCTGGGCAATGTCGATGGGCTTTTCAGCCATCTTGGCCCCCAATGGATGATACGCGTACAGCGTTTTCGCCGTTTGATACGAAGGCGAGTAACCCGGCTGTATGTCGTCGCAATCCAACAATTCCATGAGTGACGTAGGCACGGCGGAGCCTATGCGGAGAAAGGCACCTCCTTGGCTATTTTCGTCATTCATCTAATCAATAACCCTGATTGTCGCCGAGCGCGATAGCGCACCCATACGTGAAGCAGTCCAAAAGGTCGCGGGCGCCGTCTTTCTGGCCCATGCGGAAGCTGCAAACCTGTGATGTCATGTGGTTGCGCGTCTGACCTTTGTAGTTGATGACTTTGTTCCACGCGTAATCGCTGACCTTCACAAGTCCCTGGTAAACATAGCCCGACACCGAAAGACACCGGCCTTCCTTGCCTGCCGCCGTCATGGCGTTAGGAATGGGATTAGCGTTCATGCCAGCACGCCGCGCTTGTTGAAGTAACACAATGCCGCTCGCTTTCTCTTCGATCCATGCACCGATATTTCCTTGGCGCGCTTTGGTTTCGATAGCTAGCTGTTCCAGTCGCATATTGACGCTGGGTAGCCATTCCATTAGCAGCGAACCTTCAATCTGCAACACATCCCAATCCAGAATAACCAAGGGCGTGCCGTAGAACTTGTTGCGCGCGTAATAGATCACCGCCGTACCGTCATGCTCGACGCCATCCTTGAGCGCCGTGTCAATGACTGCAAATACTTGGTCACAACGATCGGGATACGGAACCGGCTGGCCGTCCTCAAGCAAGGAATCCTCACTGAAGAACGCCGAACCTTTCCAGTCTACGAACTCCGCCAGGTATTCCTGCTGATACACCAGCGGCGGGTATTCGTCTTTCAGCCTTGCCACCACCTCAGGATCGAGATGCGGATTAGCCGATGTGGGGGCATGAACCTCGTGCCACCCTTCTAACGGGTTGGTGCAAGCTTCATAGAAATAGTTATCTTGGTCGATACCCTTGGGGGTGCCGGCCATAATGATGTTGCCGTTGTAATCCAGTAGCGTCGGGCGGATGGACTGGTCGATGATTTCCTTGAGGCCTTTCGCCTTGAGGCTCGCCTCATCCACGATCACCGTGTGGTACTTGCGGGATCGGCCGGCGTTCTCATCTTCCAGCGTCCAGAACTCAATCTGGCCGCCTGTTTTCAACTGGATCAGCTGGTCAATCTTGGACTTTGATTGAATGACCGGCTTGAGCGTGTGGATCAGGTTGCCATACGTCGGGGCATTGAGCTTGTACTTGGGGCCTAGCCAGCCGATGCGCTGTCCGTTATAGGCGCGCTTGGCGGCAAGTCGTTCCAACATCGAAGTTTTGCCAAACCTTCTACCGCACCGTATGACAACCTTTTGGTGTTGCTGGATGGCGTGGCATATCTCCACCTGTTTAGCGTGGAGCTTCTGTAGCTCAACCCTGTTACTCACAATCAGGGTCCGGGTCGTCAAGTCCCGGCCCATCACCTTGCGCTTGCTCTATGCGGTCGCGCCACTTGGCTGGCTGGCGGTTCTTGAGCCAAAAGATCATTGATGTCGTATCAGGCGGGTAATGCTCAATTGTCTTGGCACGGATGATCTGACCTTGAAACTGAAAGACCTTCTCTGACTTATGGCTATAACCCAATGCCCTGCGGAACAAAGACTGTTCCACCTGAGCATCCATTTCTTCCTTGGTACGTTTTAGGGCCTCCGAAAACTCAGGATGTTTAAGCTTCCATAAATTCAAAGTGGACTCTGAAACCTGAAAGAAATCAGCTATTTCCCTATCGCCAGCGCCAAGCTTAACCAGCTTGATGGCATTGACGACAAACTCATCCTTGTACTTGGATGGTCGGCCACCTTTGTTACCGGCCGACATACATTGTCAGATTATGCAAACTAGTGATGTTCCACAAGGAACGCCAGCGTAAGCAGCAGCAGTCCAAGGGAAACGAGGTTGATCCGGCTCGATACCGGGATAGTCGCCAGGGCGAATACCACCGCAGCGGCGATGACTAGGACGAACGCGATGGTGCCCATCAGACGTGCGCCTTCAGTTTGGCGAGTAGGGCTTTGATCTCTTCCTTGGCCTCACCCTCAAGTTTCTCTACCTTTGCCTCAAGCTCGGCAAGGATTCCCTTGGCTGGGCTGAGGGGCGCGGGGACGGTCGGGGTAATCGGGTCGGTCATGGTCTTGCCTCACACGTAGGTTTCGGGATCACGGCGTGTAAATGCTTCGTCGTGGCGTCGGCACTGCTCCATGTAGTTCTTGTGCTGCGTGCATTCCCAGTCTATCCAAAGCGCAATACAGGCCGCAATGGACAACATGCCAACGATGATGCATCCGAAAATCATGGCTTGGGCTGTAACGCCTGAATCTTTTCCAGCTTGTTGATGTCGATCTTCAGCGCCGTTTGCAGCGCCAGGACGTAGCTTGCCAGGGTGCCGTTATTCAGCGTTTCAGGGAAAGCGGGCATCTGGCACGGATTGGGCGTGGCGTTCGGGCAGAGCAATCCATCAGGTATCGCCACATAGGTTGGCTGGTATACCGTGACAGTCTGCGTCTTAACGGCCGGCGTTGGCGCGCAGCTCGCTACTGACAGACAAATCAACAGGCAGCACAGACCACGCCTTGGATTCGGGGTGTTGGGCATAAATGGCGTCCAGCGAGGATTGCGCTTTCTTGGCTTTTGCCTGCTGCTGGTTCGCATAGTCGATTTCCGCCTGTAGGTAGGTCTTGGACAGGGCGGCTTCGGACTGGGCGTCAGCAGCGAATTTGTGATTGGCGACGGTGAGCGTAGCGATCGTGCTGAGCTGGCTCTGCTGTACCGAGACATACGCGGCGTTCTGCGCCTTTTCCTTGGCAAGATCAGCCGTCAGGAATCGGATGTCGATATACATCCCGGTCATCACCAGCAGGCAAACCAGCAAAATCCAGCACCACAAGGGAACCTTGGCGAGTATGGCAAGCATTACGCATGCTCCGAGTTATCGATGGTCGCCTTGCTTTGCAATATCTCCTGGTGCAAATCAGGCTGAGCTACAACGCGACTGGCGGCTGACATGGCAGGGAGTGCTACCCCGATAAAGGCCAGTACCCATTTGCCCCATAGGGCGATGTGCGGCTGCCAGTCAGGCGGCAAAAGAACCCAAGCTCCCGCAGCAGCGGAATAACCGGCGGCAATGATGGCGAAACGCATCGACCAAAGCCGGTGGGCGTAATCGGCATACGGGATAAGGGCCAGCTTCAGTTTCATCGTTTGTCATCCGCGCGGTGGATGTACTCGCGCATGTCCTCGCGCATGTCCTGCGTACGCAATTCGTTACACCGTTGGTTCGCGCCTTCGATCTGGCTGCGGAGCGAGGAAATGATGGACATATTGTCTTGATTCGTTGAAGTCACTTGCTGGCGAGTGATGACAGCGCCACCACCCCCTGCAAACACCATGAACATCCAGACCATCCATTGAGGTACAGGACGCTTGAACGAGCTTTCGTAAGCCAGTTGCGGCGTAGAACCTTCCTCGCTCACTGCGCTCTCGTCCATTCCGTCGTCAGAATACCGGTGCGCATCATGCGGGCGAGATCCAGAACCCGGCGCTTCTCTTCTGGCTCCGTGCCAACCATCATGGGGTAGTTGGACATCAGAATTTCTTCTGACGCCCGTTCAAAGTCGTGAGCGCGTAAAGCGGCCCACATGGCGTTCATTGCCAGAACCGCCTCAGCCGTGATGAACATCGCCACATGGATCAGAGCGGCGAACCGTACCGAACCCAGGTAGGGCATGGAGGCTGTCCGTCCCCTGAGAGCTTGGACGATCTGGGCAAAGTCGGAGCGAGCCATGACCGTGGCTTCGCGCTTGCTGATTCCGTTCTTTGCCAGAATCTTGAACCAATCCGCCGTATAGCGCAGCGCCACCTCTTCGGGAAGCAAGCGAAACGGGGCATAGCGCATGACGTGTGTCTCGGCAATGCTCATGGCTTCTTCTTCAGCCCGTAGCACGCCTGAGATGTCGTCATCGTTAGCATCAGTCACTGCCCAATCCCGTTCGCGCATCCGTCATGCCGCCGATCCGGTGACGCCAGAAAGCGACGCGATTTGACCGCCAGCAGCCGTATAAGCGGCGACAAGGCTGGCCATCTGGTTCTCATGCTGCCCGTAGCCTGCGCCAGGCAAACTGGCCCACAAATGGGAAATCAGGCCAATAGCTGTCTCAAACTGTCCCGCCTGAATCGCGGGAATGGCATGTGCCTCCTGAATTTGGCGAATTGCCATCAGGTCTTGGCTCATTGGGCCAAAATCGGGCAAGTTCAGAACGGACTTGTAAGCGACCCAGTTACGGAACAACTCCTGATAGCGCCCAGCGGCTGTGGAGCTATAGCGCGCGTTATAGACGTTCGGATGTGTGGCGTAACTGTCGAATAAGTGTGGCTCGGCGGCCGTGCTGCCAACTAAGACGTTATACCCATCGTCACTAGCCGCCAGCAATGGGCCGCCGATCTCACTGGCCGCGATCGTGTCGAGAAGGGCGCAGACGTTCTGTCCGCCTGCGGCTTCAGCACTGATACGTGGCATAAAAGGTTTCCAGTCCAGTCAGCGTGTCGGCTGTTTGGGGGTTGATTGGGAAGAATCAGGGCAGGCGAAGCGCGCCGGCATCATCACGATGGGAGCTTTGGCGCAAAGCTGTGGTACTGGAAAAGGGTTAAGCGGCAGGCGCTTCAGATGGTGCAGGCGCGGCGCTCAGTGCGGTCGTTGCCGTGTTCAGCGCGTCCGTCAGGGCCACAATGGCGCTATTGGCGGCAACCACGGCAGGGTCATTGCCCGATGCAGCAGCTACAGCGGCCTCGTAAGCTTCAACGGCAACCTGAAGGGCGGCGACGTTCGCGGTCAAATCGGTTGATGCGGTCATCAGATGTAACTCCAATACGTTCAGGCGGTTGATAACGGGTGAGAGAAGCCAGCGGCGTAGCCAGTTCATGGGGTTCTCTGTGTGGTTATTTCGATGGCCGGTACTGATTTCCGGCTTGACATTCCGCACGAATAACCGACTTGCGGTTAACAGGTTTGTCCCGTGTGAGTCAGCATCTCACAATCATCGAAAATAGGGGCAAAATGCAGACTTTAGTGTCGGCTTTCGCATTGTACTAGGATGCCATGCTAAAACCCGTTGTCAAGAGGTGAAGAATGGCTATCTGACGCCATTTCACAACAAGATCATCTGTTCGTCATCTGTCTGAACGTTATCTGTCGTTTCGTCCCATGGAAGTTCGTCTAATGCATCCATTTCAGCCAGTTGCATCGAGGCAATGTCAGATTCCGTAATGATCCGAATTTCTACCATCTTACCAGCGTATTCGGCAGGTAACACGGTAAACGGGACAAACGCTTTTGCGTTCAGGGCCGATGCGACTTTGACAATTACGGATTCCATATCGCCTCCTAAAGCTCTTCGAAAAGATCGAGTTTCCCGCTGACTAACCTTCGTCTCGCCTACTTACTCTTGGATGCTATGCCCATTTTTTCCTTTCGATCCTTCCAACTACATTCAGAAGCAATGGCAAGCAAACACCTGCGCATGTCTTCCTCGTTCCTATTTCTGACGCGCAAGACGACAATGCCGCTTCGCCTGTAGTTGTATTCGTCCCGGTGGGCGTCATACTTTTGGTTATGCTCTGGGCCATCAATTTCGACGGCAACGCCAAGTTCAGCACACCAAAAGTCAAATAATCTGTATCCCCACTGCGCTTGCTCGGTCCATTTTTTTACGCTTTCCTTTAGACGACCAGCCGCCCAACGCTCATTCTTGTTGTTCTTTGTCTTAGCTTTGTTCTGAGCTTGCCTTTCGCGCATGTAAGCGTGTTGCTCGGCATCTGTAGGCCAGCGCAAAGGCTTCATGTATTTTCTTTCCATAGTCACCTCAGACCCAGCCCTTAAAAGCTGGGTTTGTTGTTTGTCAAACCTGCAATTTTCGCATCGACCTGCAAATTTACGACCTCTTTGCAACACCTTCAAAGCCTCCTTAACCGGGGGCTTTGTCGTTATATGGGATGACTATTGTCCGGCTTTAGCAGCGCGATCAGCCATATCAGCCACAGAATCGGCCATTTTGCGTAGCATGGCCGCACGCTCGCGCATATCCTCGCGCTGTTCGTCACTGCACGGACCACCTATTCCCTCATAAGGGTCGCTGTAATCCTTCAATTGTTCAAGAATGTCAAATGACAATGTATAGATATCACTATCTCCCGAAGGATCTTCAACCGTAGCCTTTCCTGGGCCGGCGACTGTCAAAACCATTTTTCCGTCTTCCACTTCAGTCCATGCGACTTGCTTATTGTCTTCCCAATATTCCTCTATTAAACCAGTTACTTTTTCATTTAACCAGTCAAACAGTACATCTGGCACTTCGCTGACTTCAAAATAGCGTTTTATCATCATCTATTCCTCATATGTATTGTCGTTATAAGGTTTGCAAATCATCAGGGTGAACCCATAGAACGTTGTCGTCTGCTCTCACCAAGACGTAACCTGATGGAACCGTGCAGCCAACCTCATACGTCGGGTGTTTAGTTTTTAATTTTTGTTTTATCCCGACAATTTGACCCATGAGGTGCGGCCAGTTCGTGATCTGGACGATGGCACGTTTGCCAGTCTTTAATTTCAGCTTGCTCATGGCATCTCATCCTCATCCTCGGGCGTCCAATCGTTATCGCAATAGGGACATGAAACTTCCATAGGTCCACCGCAGCAATCGGGATCACCGCAACCGCCTAGGTAATCCAACACCCAGCCGTAGCCCCAGCAGTTCGTACAATCGGGATCGCGTTTCGTGCCCATTACGCCTCTACCTCGCAATCCGTCTCTCGCGTCATCGATGCGGGTTCGGCGGGCGGGTTGATGGGTTGGAGTTGCCAGTCGCTAACTTGTTCTTTATCTCCATGAAGATAATCAGCGTTGAAATAAAACTTAAGAATTCTATCTCCGTATTTAACAAATTGTCCTGCAAAAAACGGTCCGCAAAGTCCTATCTCAATTATTCTTCCTTGGTTTTTAGGATTCATAGCCACAACCACACGCGCCAAATCCCCAACCTTAAACCGAAGACCGCTCATACCGTTTCCCTCGTAAATGCCCGTTCTGCCCGTTCCAGCGTCGCGTCCACTTGGCACCATAGCCAGGCCACGCCAATGTCTTTCAAGTCATCCCAGCAAACGGGTAAGCGTTTTGGAAGAGGCGATCGCGAGTAACCAAAGGCAACGATTTCGTACGCGTGCTGGGCCAGGATGTTTTGGTAGTTGATGGCCTTGCGACCCTTTGGCCCTGTCTCGGTTGCCAGTTTGCGCGCCAGCCATGCCACGATCTTTTCTCGGTGATACGGAACCGCTGTGGCGACCGTGTAAGCCATATCGGGGCCAACATCGCGTGGATCGGGGACGTAAACCGTTTCCCCCATGCGCTCCACCGGCATACGCCTGCGACCCATGCTCAACGCCAGCGTCAACGCGTTTTCATGGCCTATCACGCGCGCGCTGTAGGGCGATCCACCGCCGCCCCCTAGCTCCCTAAAGGTCGTTTGCCCGCTGAGGCGTGTGAGTCGTTCCAGAAAGACGGGACGCTCGCCGTGGTTGTTGGTGTCATAGACAACTTGCTGCGTTAATCCCATGACGTTCCCTGAGTGACATAAGCGCGGCTTTGATATGTTCCACGTCGCCCCAGCGCATCGGGCGGGATTTGGATTCGGGTTGCATGGATTGGGCTGGCTGGCGTGCTTGGTATTGCGCTGACTGTTCCGCTGGCGAAAGCACATCCGCCGAGTGGTAGGCGTGGCGAGGGTTCGGGGCTTTGTGGAGGCGGATCGTCATGCGGCCACCAGCAGCAGCGGAACGAAGAACGTGATCCAGAAACATCCATCGTCGCAGGGACCGACAATGCCTGCGTCATCGAGTGATGGATCCCAAGCAATGCGATTGCCGCAGCCGATTACGGTGTGATTCACGCCGGTGCGCGACATTCCGCCGAGCAGGTAGAACGTGCGTGGATTCAGCGCACCAACCGAAGCCAGCACATCGTCGAGTTCACTGCCGTAGGCGATATGAACCTGTGCAAAGCCCCGCTCTCGCAGCCATTCTTCCGTCTCGTCAGCCTGGGTGTGCTTGGTGATGCCACCCTCTGTGCCGAAGTCTGTGAGACCAAAATGCGGCACGTTCTTGGGATCCATATCGAAAAGGCACGCGATGGCAGTTCGGTGGCAGTCCCCGATTTGCCCTTCGGCCGGCTTGTGTCGAAATAGCTGCTTATGTTTGATCATCACCCCTCCCCCATCTCAAACCGATCACACAAATGCCACTCCCCCGCAAACCAGTAGCCGTTGCCGGCTAGACACTCACCCATCGCCGCAGCTGGGTTATTCGCATTGGGCTTGAAGTGCGCGCAGGTTGCGCATTTGACGCTGCCTATGGGGCGGAAGTGGGTCATGACTGTCTACGCCAAATGACAGACATCGCGGACAGAAGGGCCGTGATTCCGTCGCAAACAACCTCCGCGCCGCTTTGCGGCAATACGTTCCAGCCGAAATAAGCCGTTTCGATCAAGCCGAATGCAAAAGCCGCGAATGCTATGCGTAGATTCACTTCGCCACCTCAATCTCAATCCGCACCCCAAACGTCCCGCGCTGGCTCTTAGACATGGAAAGTCCCCTTTTCCCACCCAGGTATTAGGTAGCCATCGTAAAAGGTTCCGCGAATAATTACTTCATCATCAATATGAAATCGTCTGGCAGTCATGGCCTAGCCACCCGCCAGCAAATCAGAAGAAACGACGCCAAGTACATGCCGCACATGGCAAAGATGATGGCGAGAATAATCCTCATTTTTTCCCTTCCTTTGCGATATTCTGCCGAATCCGGCGTTTAATATCCCTCGCCATGCGATCCGCATTGCCCTGCATGGTCTGTGCTTCTTTGCGTGTCTTGCGCTCCACAATCACCATCTGAACCACTGTCAGTTCTTTGAACATGTCGTGGATTTGAGATTGCGTGAGTTTCATAGCTTGGCGATGGCGCGATTCACAAGATTGACCAACGTCTGACCCTTTGCGCGTTCACGATTGAGGATAGCCAAGCTTTCAGGGCTGATCCACACGTTGATAAAGTTCCACCCAGTCTCGCGACGTTTGGCGCGGCTTTTTAGCTGGGCTTTGGTGCGCTTGGGTAAAGACATCATTCGCTATATCCCCATTCTTTCATCAATTCAGCGGAACGTATTTCAAGCCAATTGACGATATGTGACCGCGTGTACTTTGTGCAGCATTCTTTTATCGCTTCGGTCATTGCATGAGCGTATGCCGCGTCATGGATCATGTCATCGACAGGGACGCCAAACGGATCAGGTCGTCGAATCTCTCCGGGAATCCATTGCATATCGGTTTTTAGAGTCATGCCAACACAACCCCGCGCTGCGCACGATGCGCGGCAAGCTTGGACTCAAGGTAGATTTGAAGCTCGTCGTCGGACATAACAAGCGTCTCCGTGATGGATTCCGGCTTGCCCGTATGCAGCAGGGATGCGCGCAAACGCTGCTCGACGGATTGGATCAGGTCTTGCCAGTAATGGTTGTCGTTCATTGCGATCTTCCCTTGGTTCAAGGTTAGACTGTACAACGATGACTTGTCTAACACAATGCGTATTACTTAACGATGGAGTTTAGATATTCTGGCCGGTAACAAGCCGTATAGCCTCGCCAATCGTTTTGATGACGTAGACATTCACCCCGACCTCGGCGAGCCGCTTGTGCGTCTGTACTTGGGCTGATGTGAGTTCCTGGTCTTTCTTGGGCTTGGCGGGATTCTTCAACTCGACTAACCAGTGTTTGTGCCTATAGGCGAAGATCGCGTCGGGCACCCCTCGGCCCGCGCCGGAAAGGTCAAGTATCTCCACGCCAATCTCTCTTAGCTGAGCAAATATGCTGGCTTGGTTCTCATCGACGCGGCGCTTGTGGTGGATCATGAGAGTTTCAACCTTCCGTTAGCGATTAGACGCCATAGCGTATCGAGCTGAGCATCACGCATCATGTTCCGGCGTTCGTCGCGGCTTAGCTTGTTGCCGTTGTCGATTTCATGATGTTCTTCATAGCAAATGGCTGCGGTCTTGTAGTACTCGACCTTTTTGCCCATCCCTTTACCTTCGTTGCCATGTGCGACCTGGATACCCCACTTTCCGCATAAGCTGCATGTCTCAAGCTCGGCGACGGCCTGATACCAACGTTTCTCGGCTGCGGTTGTCATGAAGTTTCACTAGACGCGTGGCGTTCATCACAACCCGCCAGCCATCCACGAGTCCATAGCTCGGCCTTGATGTCGCCAGGTAAGTACGGATTATCCCGCAGCTTGATCTTTGCCCGATACGCGTCATAGCCTCGGTTTTGGGCTTCGATGCGGTCGAATGCGGTGTCGTGGTTCATGATTTTGCACCTATCCATTCGGCAAAGCTGCAACCGGTATCTGCGTTAAGAAATTTCCGGTATCGGCGTTGTGATCTTGTGAGCTTTTTCTCTGGCGGCGGCGATGGGCTATTGATCGCCACGTAATCGACGCCGTATGCGCTCACCCAAAACAAATCATCGCCGCCCGTAATGGCATTGCCAGTTCGCCTAAGCATCAAACCAAGTTCGACAAGGCGCAGGCATGCAGCGTGATCTTTTGATCCTTCGCCAGTAACAAAGTGATTTCTGTACTGTTCGCCGCGTCCATATTTATCGACGCCAAGCGAATGTTGAAGAATGTGCATTTGGGCATCGGTAATTTCCTTCATGCGCAAATCCTCCACAAAACCGCACTCTTACGCCCAGCGCGGTGGAATCCTAGGGGATATAGCAGGCCATGCTTGCGAAGGCTTCTCACGGCTTGCCATACGGTCTGGTGACATAGGGTGAGGCATCGGCACAATTGCGGGATGGATAATGGCATCAGGCGTAAAGCGGCGAGGATGCGGTCTTTGGTGCTTGGTTTCATTTGCGATTACTCCGCCAGTTGTCGAGTCTAAGCAATTGATCAACGTCCAAGCCATCGAACGTTGGCGCTTTGCCGATTTCCTTGCCGTTCTCGGTTGCGTGTAGAACTTTGACAGAACCGAATACGACGGTGAACTGATCCACGATGCTGGTCACGCCGGGGAATTCACGGCGGTTGCGTTCGCGTTTTTCTTCGTTGGTCATCATTGAAAACCTGATTTTGTGCATCTGACTTCTACAAACATCCAAGCGTCGTGATAAGACGTTTCGCGTACAAGGCTTTCGGTCTGCCAGCCTTCAAACAAGTCATAGCCAAGAAATTCGGCAAGCTCGGGATCGAACTGGATTTGCAGCGAGCAACAGCCTTTGTCGTCATACCAAAACCCGCTTAGGGCGGTGCATATTGGTAGTTCACGTTCTGTCTCAAGGAAAATCGAAAGGATCATCGATTTCATACTTTCGTCAAGTTGAGAAAACGTGGTTTTCCCAGCTTTTCGCATGTAAACAGGCGGATCAAATCCACGGTTCATCACAAAATTATGGATATTTTCTGTTCCGATGGGTTTGCGAAAACGCGTAGAAGCCTCAATAACCGTTGAAGATTTCATGCAATTCCCCGGTTTACCGCGTAAAACTCGACCATAGGGCGTGGTGTGTGATCTGGGCCAGCCAGGAACTGCGTGCTGTCTTTGTCGAACCAAAGGCGCACGGATGGTTCTTCGCCTGTGGCGTTCTGCTTCAAAACAAGCAGCATCGTCCCCGCGCCGCACGATCCGTCTGGCCTGTACTGCTCATCCAATGGCGCGGCATTTGGCTGCTCGGACCTAAGAATCGCTTTCTCTCGAGGCTTATTGCGCCATACCTCAATGACGGTCGAGGCCATATCTGTAATGCCGCCCGATCCCTTGACGCCCATTTTTCCGCTCGGTTTGTCCTCGGATTCGGACTTTCGCATGTGGGCAACCAGCATTACATGGCAATCGTTGACTCGAGCAAAGTCAGCCAAGGCTTCGACAAACTTCTTTTGCCCCGCGTGGTCGTCATCGGCAAAACCGCACTTGGTGAGGTTGTCGATGACGAAACAGTCAATCTGGTACCTTCGGCGGGCGTAAGCGAAAACCTCCAGGATTCGCGCGGCCTTGGCGGATCCAGACACATCAAACACCCACATGGATTCCTTGAACTTCCCGACAATGTGCCGGTGAAAAGCCTCAGAAGGCTTACCCGTTCCCGCGATCTGCCGCACTGCTCGAGCAATCCATAGCGGCATGCGCCATTCCATTGACGCGACGCAGCATCGAAAACCTTCCATCGCGAGATGCCCGATGACATTGCCGATGACAGCGGACTTTCCATGACCATTGACGCCTGCCCATATCGAAAGCTCACCCGCACGCAACTTCAGCCTTTCGTGGGTTTTCTTCCAAGGCAGGTGCATGCCTTCATCAATTCTTGAGTATTCAGCCCATGACGCATCGGCGTATTCGGCACCGTTGCGCAGTTCGGTAGGGTCTTGGGTTCTCGAGTCACGTAGCGCAATCGCCATGGATTCGACGCTGACCCCTTCCATAAGGCACGCATTGGCATCCTTGTGGGTTAGCTGCACCACCTTGACGCGCTCACGTCCTAGGCGCTCGCACAGCTCGGGAATGGCTTTTTGACCCGATGGGTCCATGTCCATCGACAGGTAGATCGTGTCAAATACCGAAAGCGCATCCCATTCGCCTTCGATCCACTTGCTCGAGCCTGCGCCAGTCGGAACCGACAAAGCAGGGAAACCGTAGGCATGCCATGCAATGGCATCACAATTACCGCTAATCGTGATCTTTTCTTCTTGCCGAACCATCAGCGATCCGGCTGGCACTTGCACGCAATAGACCTTTCCATCGTGGGGAATGCGCTCAGCCCTACCCTTCAATGTCTGCCACGACGTTGTTTTCTTGCTGTGCAGAATAGAAACCTTGAACCATTCTCCATGCTGGTTATGGCGCCGGATGATGCTCGATACGCGGCCAGTAGAATGCGCAAGCGTCTGCACCCACTCGGCGTTTTGCAGGTACTTGCTGGAGTACTCGGATTGATTCCGATTCGGTACGCTGTTGCCGTCCCAATGCACAAGCTCCGCAAGCATCATTTCCCGTTGCTCTAGCGAAGCATCCGCTATCCACTCCCACGGCAACATGCGCCCCGGAACCCAGTCCGGAATACCCATGCACATTGAACGGTAGCCGCCAGCTATTTCGCTGTCCGATGCCTCGATCCCGCATGCTGCGATGATGCTGCGCAAGCGTTCAATTTTCCGCAGTTTTCGGAAACCGAAGCGCGCATAGTGCCATTCACGCGCAGCAACGCCATTGGTCCCATCGCGCTCGACGTGCTTTCTTTGGTCGATTGCGGCATCCGCGCTCACTGCAATGCAAAACTGAATCTGAGCATCTGAAAGTTCGATGCCGGCCCCATCAAGCAACCCGGCGCGCGGTATCAAGTCAGCAACGCTATTCGCCCCATTCACTGCCGCGTGCTTATATTCGCGGCCCTTGTGGTCAATCGAAACAAGGTTGTGATCGGGAGTCGTAACTGAGACATACCCGCGCGTTTCGTAGCGAAGCAGATCGCCAGAGTATGACTTTTCGATTCGGGCCAACGGATGAACCCATTCAATCGCGCCTTCGCGATACTGCGCAACCTCGCCGCTGCGGTAATCCGCAAGCCGAACCCATCCTTCGCGAGTCAATACCTGCGCGTCGCCAGGGAAACATTCACCCTCGCAGATAACCACAGCTCGAGCATCGCCAGGTATGGCCTGCCATCCAAAGAGAATAGGCTCGCAGTCCGCTTCAGCCGTGAAATCTTTGGGAAGCTTGCGGTACTTGGCAAAAACCAACTCTGTCCCGCGCAAGTACGGAAACATCAGGCGATTGCCACGGCTCGCCAGTTTGTAGGCCACAATGCTTTCATGAGGCAAATTGCGGATTCTGTGCAGCCATTGCAGATGTTCACCGCTTAGCGCATGTACGCCTTCACGGTCGGGCTTGCGGTATGTTTTGCTTGAGTGCTGAGGGCGATCTTCACGCAATCCGCAAAATTCCATTGCCTCCGTACAGGCGGTGCGCAAATCGACGCGTCGGCAAGCCATCCACAAACCTATGAGGTCGCCCGACTCGCCCGACTGGCCGTCTAGCCACACGCCAGCCTTGTCACCCGTCATGTGGACGCCCATGGACTTACCAGCCTCACCATCCGTGCCGCCTACACGCCATTCCTGACCCTGACGGCGACCGTTAGGGAGCAAGTGACGCACCACGGCTTCGACTTGGCTCGAGAGATGCGAGGCGATTTCTGTAGCCCTCATAGCGCACCAACCATGTATTCAGGCATGGCACCATTCGCTGTGGATCGAAACTTGGGATTGTTTTGAGCCTTGGAAAGCCAGCCATTGACGAAACGCAACATGCCCGACTTGGTCTTTCGCTTGCTCGAATTTGAAAATGCCCAAGCCCTCATGGCTCGAAGCTCTTGCATCACATCCGCAGCGGGATAATTGGCCTTGAACTCTGCCACATGATCTTCGGTGATGGGGAAATCAAAACCGGTGTTCGTCAAAATCGTCAGAACAGCCGGAGACTGTGAAACAGGCGCAGCGCAAGAGCTTTTATCCTCTCCTATCCCTTCCACTCCCTTCCCTTCCTCCGACGAATCCTCGCGAATCCTCTCGAATGGTATCGAAGGCTCGGGGAACTGTGGCTTGCTTGGTTTGTCAATTTTCTGGTGTTTCAACCAGTTACATACAATTAGGAAAGTAGAACCATCTGATTCGTAGCGCCTAATGCACTTTTCCCGCTCCAATTCATCAAGCCATCCTCCTATAAGCTTGGGGGCATCGTTATCGTAGGGGAAAAGAAGGCTCGCGAGCATTCGCGAGGCCGCGCGAGTCCTCCCGTGGTCGTCACAAATGGGCCAAAGCATCACAAATAAAAGCCGCGCATCTCGAGACACGCGGCCCATGCTTTCAGACTGAGGAAACTCTGGTTTGATCGAACGAATGCGTGCCACGTCAAAGACTCCGCAGATTGAACATGCGGAAAGTCTTGACGACGAAACTAGCAGGCAGGTATCCCCGTAAGAACAGATGCATGGTGACGCTTTTGATGCTGCGTCGAATTTCAGACATAAAAAAATCCAGTTTGCAAGATAGGCGAGTTGCCTTGGCGGGCACCCTTAAGCTCTCATCGCGGAAAGAACTCGGGGATTCCCGCCTACCTTGCAAACCAGACTGGTAGTCGTTAACACCCGCGATAGTACATCAAGGCGCGCCAACACCTCGTGAACAAAATTAACTCACCAAAGCGGCGTGGTCAATACCCTTAAACAACCCTGATTGCCTATCCTTAGGATGCACCGCCAACGCCATCTCAGCCATTCTCAGCTCATCGGGCGTCGATACCCTATCAGCCAGTGCGATGCAGTATCGCGCCCATGCCAAGCTGCGTGCGTACCATTCGGGGGTTTGGGTCATCACGACTCCTTACACACGTCGTAGCACAGATGCACGACCATGGCGTAATCACCAGCCAGCGCACGGGCTTCGGCACGCGTACGGAACAGCATGGCAGGCTCGCCGGTTTCTTTGTCTCTCAACATCCAGGCGTAAGCGGTCATTGTGGTTTGCTCCATGGGTTATTGGAACGATCGGGTTGGCCGGATTCGTCAAGGCACTGGCGGTCGATGCTTATCCAGCCGGGGATGGGTGGGTTTTTCATGCGGCCTCACCGAATTTCACGTTGCAGAAGTAATGCCCTTTGATGAGACCGTTACGGCTCACGTAACTGAGTTCAACGGCATTCGCCGCGCCATACGCGATCAGCACAAGAGGTCCGCCGCTATTGCCCTTGGCCCTTGTGCCATCCGGGTGATGAAAGTGCGGACGGCCATCAAGGAACAGCAGGCCGGCAGCTTTGCTCCAGACGTGATCGCGAAACATGCGTGTTTCGGTACGCGCGAAAAGAAGCGCGATACCGTTGTTATGCGCAGCAAGCTTTTCAATCCAAGCTGACGCATGCGCGCCGTAGGGAGGGTTCAGCCACACACGCCCAAACCAGACTGCATCTAGGCCGTTGTCTGGCAGCGTGATGTGATACCTTGCTGTCGGCCACGGACGCGGCTCTGGCGCAGCGCACGGGTCGAGATCAAACGGCCCGAGAGGATCTTTAATCTCCGGCGGCGTCAGCCAGACATGCGTCGCCGCATTCGGACGTGACTTGTAGGGATGTCCGCTCATGACCCAAACGCCCGATACCGCCCAGCAGTCCCGGGCATCGCACGCAACGCCTGCACGGCCTCAATCCATATCCGGCGTTCCTTGAAGCTAAGCGTGAAGATGGTCATATCGGGATACCTGGTGATCTTGGTCGCGCTCATTGCGCAGTCTACGGTTAGCCTCTATTGCCTCACGCGCCATGCGGGCTATCGCGAGGTCAACTTCGTCTAGGATGGGTTCCAGCGCGTCGTCTTGGCCGTGGTCGATGATCATTTGGGACGCCTCAGCACGCCATCAGGTTCCGATATGGCCCACGAGTAGGAGGTCATGGTTGTATGCCCATTTCTTTGACTCTCGGGTTATCAGGAAGTCGCTTGTAGCCGTCTTTACAATCTATGCCAATCGTCTTTAGCGACGCCTGGTAATCCCTTACGTTGTCATCGCAAGTGGTGAAATACACGTTGTCTGGACTGTATCTGCCCGAGTCGTTTTTCCTTGCCATACAATATTTACCTATACCAATGCCGCGCTGCGGAAGAAATCCCGACTCTTCCCACATTCGATACCAGATGGGAAAAGTGAAGTCCCATGGAATACCCCGGTTAGCCGCCGATCGGCACTGGTTGTCATATGCAGCCGTTATAGTTCCTTTGCCGCGAAGGGTGCGAATTTTGCCAATCAAGGCTTCAATTTCAGAGCGGCGGCAATGCATATAAGGAACCGTGGACATTTCTCTCTTCAATGCCTTCCTTGCTTCGCGTTTTTCTCTTGCCGCCGCAGCTTTTACGTGTATTCCACCGTCTAACCCAGTGAGATCGCACGCTGCCAGAATCTGCCGTACACGTTCACGCGTGATATTGAACTTCGTTCCAATTTCTTGAAGCGTTTCGCCAGACTTGTACATATCAAGCATGGATTCATCGCGTTCAGCGCGGCGTTCCGTTTCAGCTATTTCTTCGGCTGTGTATTCTTTTTTTGAATACTTCGTGACATAGGTACTAAAGGTATTTTTTGCGGATTTTTCTGGCCGCAAAATTCTCTTAAAAGTAGTCCCTTGTGGGGTGTATTTACCTTTTCTGTGTTTAGGGCAATAACGCAAGTTCTTATGAACGTCACCCAAATCTTCACCACAAACGCAACAAAACATCATCCTTCCTTGATCGCAGGGTTTGGCTTGAAGAATTCAGGCATCAGAACGTAGCGCAACCTAAGCGCCTTGTCCTCAGGGATAGGCTTTCCATCCTCCCACTGATAGACGGCGCTAGGATTGATACCTAGGGCCTTTGCAAGCCGGTAAGCATTGCCATAAGCCGATATGGCGTGTTCTTTGAGTATTGTAGTCATGGCTGGAATGTAAGCCTGCTGATATGAACTGAAACTGAACTATAGCTTACCGATACCTATTGCACTAATAGATTAGATGGCTTACAGTTCACCCATCGGCCCCAGGCCAAGACAGCGACGATGGAGAGCGAGATGGCAAACGCAGTGATCACCGAAAGCCAGGTTAAGCGCATCACGAACGCCGCTATCGATTTGATGGTTCGCCGCGCAAACGTCACGGACGCATATCAAACCTTTACTTCTGAAAACATTGTTTCGGCGGTTGTGTCCGACCCACTTGGCGAAACGGCTCGCTACCTAGCTCAGCTTATCGCATGGGGTGTCGAGTGGCTCCTAGCATTTCGCACGATGCCTGAACTCCTTGCTGTTTGGGGTGAAGCATGAGCAAGCACACCTGCTTTGACGAAATGAACGAACGCTTGAGGCCACACAACGCTCAGATAGCGCATGGCTTCGCATTATCTGATGGCATGTCAAAACTTCGTCTCACGTACTACGTGCAGACGGAAAAGCTAGATGCCGCCGTACGAAGCAAGAAAGCCCCGCTTGTCGTCATGACGTATTGCCCGCTATGCGGAATAAACCTCACCACCGCGACGGAAGCCTAAGCCATGGGCATCCGCCACAACCCAAAATTCACCTGCGCCCCGCCAACACGTCCCGGCCGCATCTACGACACACAACCGAACAACTTCGATCTGCTGCGCGCTGACCTTGGACGGTTCTGGCTGGTGTGGATCGCGGCTTATACGGCCATCGTCATCAAGGCGTCGGTGCTTGTTATGGGCTGGCTGACTGCATGGGTGCAGGCATGAACGCCCTAACCTCCCACGACACCTATATCCAATCCCCGTACGCCGACGATCAGGCCTATAACGCCGAAGCCACCGACAACGCGCTCGATGAAATGGTGCGCGAGCCGGACAGCTTCGACGCATGGCTGAGTGATCGTCCGTGCCCATCGTCCGTCGCCGCCCTGTTGTCGCTGATTCTGGATCGCGGTTTGCCTACCAATAACAAGACGGATCGCGACGACGAACTGAGCGATTTGCTCGATGCACGAATGACTGCCGTGCGTGATGACTTCGACGCCTGGGCCAAGCAGCCCGAGAGGTTTAAGCCTGCGCCTGTGGATGTTTGGATGGCTGATGCGCAAAAAGAGCGGGAGTTTCGGGGATGAAAATCGATGAAGGTGTAGCACCCAGACTTGATGCAGACGACTGGAAATGGGTTGATCAGATTCGCAAAGAGCTTTTTTACAGGCTCGACATGCAAAAGAAAAATCCAGGTAGTGCGAATGCCAACTCCCGCATCGTTGCTCTGGACAAGCTCATAGAGATAGCAAAAGAAAGAGATGGTGCGCCATGGGGGATTTCATGACCCACCCCACCCGCCAATGGGACGCCGAGCAGCAGGATGCGATTGCGCACTACCAATGGCTTCGCGCGCTGAAAGAGCTGCGGAAGAACTTTTTAATGGCTGCGGTGGGCGTGATCGCTGCGGATGCTGTGGCTAGTAACCAATCACCTATTTCAACGGAGAAAAACCAGTGAGCCAGATCAACGCAAAACAGAAATTCGCCCCGCAGCGTTCGGGAATGACGCATCAGCGCTGGGTCGAGGTGTCGCGCATCCAAATGCCGAGGAACCTTGTGCACATCAGCAAGACGTTTGACTACGTCACCGACCCGCGCACGTTGATCGACAAGATCACACGGCCCGATGTTTTGCGGATGCATAAGGGCGTGACGTTCAATCAAGGACGCAACTGGCATAAGCGCGAACTTCGCATCAAGCGCCAGCAAGCTACATAACCAACATAACGAGCCGGCTTTGACTGGCAAGGAATCCTGATGTCTACCGAACTGCAAGTAATCGAACGCGCCGAGAAGGCGCTGGGCTTTGCAACGCGCAAGGCTGAGTTGGCTGAGATGGCTACCAAGTCAGAGCGCATTGTGGAAATCACCAACACGGCAGGCTATGCCGAGTGCCACAGTGCACGCATGACCCTCAAGAATACGCGGGTCGATATCCAGAAAGCCGGCAAGGAGGCACGCGACGACGCCACCAAGTTTTCCAAGGCGGTCATTGCCAAGGAAAAGGAACTGATCGACATTATTGAGCCGGAAGAGACGCGGCTTCAGTCGATACAGGACGCATGGGACGCCGAGCGCGCTGCCGAGAAAGCCGCGCGTGAACGTGCCGAGGCTGAGCGACTGGCCGCGATCCGTGCGCGTTTGGACGCGATCAGGAACGCTCCGCTGGAAATGCTTGGCAAGCCGGCCGACGTGATCGCTCTGGCTATTGAAAACGCGAAAGCCATCGACGTGTCTGAGTTTGCGGGCGCTGAGCAGCTTGAGGCGAACGAAGCCAAGGCTGTGGCGATTGATCGCCTTGTCGAAATGCATGTGGCCCGCATCACCGCCGATGCTGAAGCCGAACGTCTGGCAATCGAGCACGAAAAGCTGGAAGCCGCCAAGGCTGCGCAAGCAGCCGAACAGGCCGAGCTTGATCGAGTAGCTCGCGAGGCTCGCGAAGAGGCTGACCGGGTTGCGCAGGTTGAGCGTGACCGGGTTGCTGCTGAGCAGCGCGCACAAGCCGAAGCAGATGCGGCCGCACGCAAAGCGGCGCAGGAAGTCGAGGACGAGGCACGTCGTATTGCCGCGAAACGTCTGGCGGACGAACAGGCCGAGCTTGATCGCCAAAAAGAGGAAATCGCGAAATCTGCGGAAGCGACAAAGAAAGCCGCCGAAAAGAAAGCCATCGACCAGGCCACGTTGCACGGCGCTGCCGGTGAGGCCGTCACGCTGCTGACCGAACTCGGCCAGGTCGATCACATCACCACACGCAAGCTGGTAGCTGCTCTTAAGCGCGCCAGCAAAGTTCAGGAGGCGGCATGAGCGCGCAGGCACAGAAAGAGCCCATTGAGGGCAAGTTGGTACAGCAGCACGACACGGGCGCGCGCGGCATCGCGTCCACGACCACGCCGAGCGACCTGCTGCGCATGGCTGTCGAACAAGGGGCAGACCTTGATCGGCTGGAACGATTGATGGATCTTCAGGATCGCTGGGAAACCAACGAAGCGCGCAAGGCTTTTACCGTGGCGCTGACCGGATTCAAAAGTGAGCCGGTGGAAATCCTCAAGCGCAAAAACGTGAGCTTTGCCAACTCAAAAGGCGAAGTGACTTCGTACAATCATGCCGAGCTTTCCGACATCACCGAGGCGATCGGTCCTGCGCTGGCAAAGCACGATCTGAGCTATCGCTGGAACGTGATTCAAGCTGATGGCGTCATCAAGGTGAACTGCGTTCTA